GGGCAGGCGGCGACAGGGAGGGGCTGCCGGGCGACGAGCGGCTGCGTCTTGCGGGCGCCTCGATGGCGGCTGCGGACGGCACGGACGTGACGCGAGGCGACAGCCCAAAGTACCTCGCCGGCCAAAACCTGCTGGCGGCGCTGAATTACTGGGACTCCAGCAACAACTCCCCGCTCTACAGGCGCGACTGGAACACCGGCACGTACAGCCGGCACGGCGGGGTTGGCAATGCGGTGATGAACGCATTGACGAACCCAGACACGCCAGTCGGTAAGGCGTTCGAGTTCACGGAGGCTGGGATTCCGGACCGAATCCGCCACACTCTGGGCGGCGCAGAGAGCGCCGGCGAGGCTGCGCAGGCCAACTACCGGCTTCGCACCGTCCACCGCCCGCACCTGCCCGTCCAAATACTCGACATCCCGTCCGGCGCCGATGCGCAGCAGAAGGACTCGGCCGTCCGGCGCTTGATCGAGCAGGTCGCCGCTGCGGAGCCGCCCTCCGTGCGCAATAGCGTCTACCAGCGCACTGGCTTCGATGTGGGCCCGTTTGGCGGCGCGGTGGGCGAGGGGGTGGTGTCGAGTTTGGACGGCACTCAAGCGCTGGCTTTTCTGGGCCTGCCCACTTCTGGCGTGCGCGCAGTGGCTCGCGGCGCTGCGTACGACACGATGCAGGACGCCGCCCTGTCCGGAGGGATGTCGGCTGGTTTCGCAGCAGGAATGCCCAGCGAGCAGGGCTACTTCACGGCCGGCTTCCGCCGCCCGGACACGATGCCGTCCGACGAGGAGCGCGTGCCGCCGGAAGTACAGCGACAGGTGCAGCGCGAACAGGCCCAGATGTACCGACAGGACAATGCGGCCGGTGTATCGACAGCAGATCAGAGTGCCTACAGTCGACTGATGCAGGGTTTGACGCAGCCGCAGTATCCGCGCGGCTACAAGCAGTAGCGCCCAAGCACCTGCTGACGCTGACCCCACGAGGCATTCATGTCAGAGGACACTCTGGTCGCCGATTCGGAAGTCGAAACGCCAAACGATTCGCCAGTCGATCAGTCCGCAGAGTCTGCCGTCTCGCCGGAGCCGCAGACGGAAGCGCAGCCCGCAGCGCCGCAGCAGCAGGCGCAGCAGAATCTGTGGGACGCCTTTCGCGCCCTGCCGGACTTTCGCGGGCAAGACGACCTCGCCATCGCTCGTCGCCTGTACGAGTCGATGGAGCGCGAGCGATCCGCCACGCAGCGGCTCCAGCAGTACCAGCAGTACATCCCCTACGCGCAGCAGTACCTCCAGCACCGCCCGGAGTTCGAGCAGTGGATGGCGTCGCGCGGCCAGCAGCAGCCGCAAGCGCAGGCTCCTGCCCCGCAAGCGCAGCAGCCCAGCGTGCAGGATGCGCTCCAGAAGTTCTGGAACCCGCCGGAACTGCGCGAGTCGTACAAGCAGTACCTCGTGCGCGACGAGAGCGGCCGAGAGGTCATCTCGCCGGAGGCTCCGCTCGACGCCAAGCACTCCCTGTACGAGTACCTCAAGTACAAGGCGGATTTCGCGCAGAAGTTCCTCTCGAATCCCATCGAGGCTCTCGGGCCGATGGTGAGCGAGATCGCGAATCGTCAGGCGCAGCAGATCGTGCAGGAGCAGTTTCAGGCGGTACAGGAGGAGCAGTACGTCTCGACCCTTGAACGAGACAACGCTGACTGGCTGTACGACGCCGAAGGCAAGCCGACTCGCTACGGGCTCGCCGTGCAGGGGTACATCAAGGAGGCGGCGGACGCCGGCATCACGTCACCGGAAATGCGGTGGCGTTTTGCAGAGATGAAATTGGAAAATGCACTGCACAACGAACTGCAAGGCATTCGTCAGCAGCAGCAGCAGCGCACCGCGTTTGAGGCGGTTTTACCCGCGCAAAACGCACAACTTGCTCCTGCCGGTGCAGTTGCTCAAGCCGCTCCTGCGGACGCATCTGCGCCACAGGCTGCGCAGCCCGATGCAACAACTCGTGCCCAGAGGGACATAGAGTTTCTTAGGAGGGAAGCGTCAAGGAACCCCAGTCGAGCGACTGCCTCTGACGACCCTCGTGCAGCACAGGCGCCGATGACATTCGAGCAACGTCTGACCCAGCAAGCAAAACGGGCCGGACTCCTCTGAGAAAGGTAGACGGAAGACATGGCGAGCAGCGTCGACTGGGCCCGTAGTATCGGCACCACCCTGACCCTGCACCTCAAGGAAGAGGAGCAGACGACGTTTCGCAAGTTCAAGGTCTTCGCGGCCTTGCAGGCGAACGGCAACGTCGCGATGAATCAGGGAGGTCGCGGTTTCGACTGGCAGGTCCGCTATCGCAACATCCCCGTGTCCTCCTACACGGGCGAGTCGCCCCGAGTCTTCGCTCGCCACAATCTGTGGCAGCGCGCCTACCTGCCGTATCGCGGGTATTCCGTGACGGATCAGATCACCAAGCGCGAGATGCTGGAGAATCGCGGCCCCGCGCAACTGATCGACGTGGCCGGCAAGATGTCGAACCGTCTGCGTGAGTCGATGGAGGAACACCTGAGCAGGGAGGTGTTCATCGACGGGTACGCCAGCGGAAACGACAACCGGTGGATGGGCCTTGAGTCCATGTTCGCCGTGAACGGCACGGTGAACGTCGCGACTGGTGCGCAGCGCACTGCCAACGCCGCTGACCCGTTCGGCTTCCCGAACGACGAGTACGCCGGACTCAAGACGGGTCTGGGCCAGTACGCCGGCTCGCAGTTGGCGACGGGCTCGTGGCCGAAGGTTCCGGCCGACCCCGAGTACGACTTCTGGAGCCCGCTGGTGTGCAACTACACCAGCACGGCCTTCGGCGGCGCCACCGCGACGTGGAAGGATCAGTGCATCGAGGCGATCCGCGAGTCGGTCCACCATGCCAAGCGCAACGACACGCGCGAGAACCAGATCGACATGATCCTTCTGGATCGGTCGCTCTACATCCAGTTCCTCAACCGGCTCGACAGCCGCGAGCGCGCCATCGTGTCGAAGACGAACGGCCTCAAGTCGTACGGATTCGGCGATGTGGTCGAAATCGACGGCATCGAAACCGCGAGCGACTACGCCGTGCCGTCGGGCGTCGGGTACGCCTTGTCGATCGGCAACATGGAGATGAAGGTGATGACCGGCCAACTGCTCGAAGCAGAGGGGCCGTTCTACAACGAGGAACTTTCTGCGTACAGGTACGCGGTCACGGTCCTCGCCAACATCAAGATGAAGTCACCTCGCAACTTCGTGAAGTTCGCCGCTCTGGCCTGAGTAAGGAGAGACTCCGCAGATGAGTACGTTGACCGCTGATCCGGGATTCGCGCGCGGGCAGGTTCTGGGAATCACCCAGACCTATTACGAGGCCGATGTCGGTGATGGTTCCAACATCGTGGGCGTTCGCAAGACGTTCCGCGACGAAGACCCCAAGACGGGCGTCCTCAACAGCAACCACACCGTCGAGTGCGTGGCCGTCAAGAACACGAGCGGCAGTGCCCTGCTTCCGGGCGATGTCGCCAAGTTCAAGGCCGGCGCGATCCTCTCGGAGGTGGACGGCAAGGCTTCGACCTCGACGCTCCTTATGGGCGTGGTGGACGAGTACCTGCCGGCCGCTGGTGTCCCGAACGGGGAAATCTTCTGGCTCGTCGTGAACGGCCCCTCGACGGTCACGAAGACCTCGACGTCGGTTGCGGCGGGTGCGGCCTACGGCCTGTCGGCAACGGACGGTTCGGCGGCTGCGAAGAGCACGAATCCCCTGCTCGGCTACGCCATCGCGACGAGTGCCACGACTTCCGGTCGCATCCTCGTCAAGACGGAAGCGGGCTACTGATCTCATCGCCAGTGTCGCGTCACTGTAGCCGCAGGGGGGTTCGGACACCCTCCTGCGGCTTCTTTATTGGTGCCTGACGTGCCGATTCGCAATCAGCCAGACCCGATGACGCAGTTCGACGCTGATCGCGCGTCGATCATGGATCAACTCGGCAGGGCCGGCCTCCTCGACTTCCCGGAACTGGAGGACTTCAAGGCCAAGCGCGAGGTGGGTGCCGGGAGCCTGCCGACGCCGAAGGACGGCATGGCGCCGATGATCCGCAGCGTCCCGCAAGCCGACAGGTGACGCATGCCAACGCGCGTCTGCATCGACTGCGGCCACGACGCCCCTCTAACCACAGCCCACTACCGCCGCAAGAAGTCCGGCGAGTGGGACACGCGCTGCCTTGTGTGCCGCGCTAAAGTGAACAGGGGCAAGAAGGCCAAGCAGAAGGAGCGCGACACAAAGGCCATCGAGGCGTCGGCCCTGCGTCAGTTCACGCAGGCAGCGCAGCGTGGTGGCGCGAACATCCCGCACTCCAGCGAGTTGCTGGAACGGCTCATGGAGTATTTCGGCGGCACGGGCGGGTTCGCCGCCATGATGGTCAAGCAGTATTTCGACGCACCTCCGGGCGGAGCCCATCGCACCAAACTGCTGGAGGGCATCGTCCGGTTGGTCACCAAGAACACCGAACTGGGCGGCGCCAAGAAGCCACTGACCCAGTGGTCGGACGCTGAGTTGGAGTCGGAACTCGACAAGCGTCTAAGCAGCATCGCACTCAGCATGCAGGGAGCGTTCATCAATGTCCAAGTCGCGCCGCAAACCCCCCAAGATTTCGCCGCTGCCGTCGGTCAGTCGCTTGGGCACATTCCAGCAGAACGAGTTGAAGGAGATGCAGGCGGAACTGGCGAGCCGCCGCATCGAAGCACTGCGCTTATACCGACCGACGAGCCAGCAGGAGGAAGTCCATCAGTGCAAGGCGAGTGAAGTCCTCGTGCTTGGCGGCAACCGCTCCGGCAAATCGCTTTGCACGTTCGTGGAGGACGCCCGTGCCGTGACTGGGCGCGATCCGCACGGTAAGTACCCCGAGAAGGACGGCATCCTCGTCGTTGTTGGCAAGGATTGGAAGCACATCGGGCTCGTGGTGTACCCGCTCCTGTTCATGGCGGGTGCGTTCAAGATCATCAAGGACGAGCAGACCGGCGAGTGGCGCGCCTACGACCCCACCACCGACGCGCACCGCAGCAAGGACGCCAAGCCGGCCCCGCCGCTCATCCCGCCGCGCATGGTGTCCAAGAAGTCGTGGATTCTAAAGTCCGCTCGGTACATCCAGTCCTGTCAGTTGGTCAATGGGTGGCAAATCTACTTCTTCTCGTCGGAGGGAGAGCCGCCGCAAGGTTTTTCTGCCAACAGAGTCCACATCGACGAGGACGTGAACAACGGCGACTCGTGGGTGCCGGAGATGCAGGCCCGCCTTTCGGATCGCAAGGGCGTCCTGTGCTGGTCGGCCATGCCGCACAGCCGCAACGACGCGCTGCTTGGTCTGGCGGAGCGCGCCGACAAGGAGGTCGAAATCGGTCGAGAGAATCCCGACATCGTGAAGTACCAATTGCGGTTCCTCGACAACCCGCACATCGACGCCGAAGAGAAGCGCAAGAACATTGAGCGGTGGTCCGCACTCGGCGTGGACGTACTGCGCATGCGCGCGGAAGGCGAGTTCATCAGCGACTCGATCCTGTGCTATCCCACCTACTCGATCCACGTTCACGGCTACGACAGGGGCGACCTGCCCAACAACGTCGTCCCGCCGGACTGGTGCCGCTACGTGGCGATCGATCCGGGACACGCCGTCACGGCGGCGCTCTTTGCGGCGGTCCCGCCCGACGAGTCGATGCTGCTGATCTACGACCAACTCTATATCCGGCAGTGCAACGCCATCACGTTCGGCGAGAAGATGGCGGAGAAGTGCAAGGGGCAGGCGTTCTATGCCTTCCTCATCGACATGCACGGCGGCCGGCTGCGCGAGATCGGCTCTGGGCGGCTCCCTGTCGAACTGTACACGGAGCAACTGAAGTCGCGGGAGGTCGCCAGTCAGACGACGGGGCACAGTTTTCTGGCCGGCTGCGACGACGTGCAGGCCCGCATGGCGGCCGTCCAGAACTACCTGCATATCCGGCCGGAGGGCACCCCCACCCTGCGCGTCCTGCGCAGTTCGGTTCCGGACCTAGAGCGCGAACTGAAGCGCTACAAGAAGAAGACCCAGTTGGTGGCCGGCTCGTACATCGTCACGGACCAGCCCAATACGCGCGGCGAAGTGCATGCCTGCCAGTGCCTTGAGTACCTCTGTGCCTATCGACCTCGCTACCACAAGCCCAAACTAGAGACTGGTGCGGAGCCATGGTACGTGGAGTGGATGCGTAAGCGCCGCAAGCGCTTGTCGGCCGAAGCCGACGACTTCATCTATCTCGGTCCCCAGTCAGGAGCCCAATATGGAAGTCGAATCCTTTAGTCCTCCGGCCGTCCGTCCGGGCGACTGCGTCTACTACTACAGCGACCCGCTCAACTGCAACGACCCGAGTGTCGGCTGGGTGATCGGCCGTCCGGGCGTCAACACCGTCAACGTCCTCGTCTTCACGCCGTTCAACGGATTCGAGCAGAAGCCATCCGTCCGCCACAAGGACGATCCGGGTCTTCAAGAGAACGCCGACTGGCGCCAGTGGGGCAGTTGGGAATACGCGCCGCAGACTGCCCAACTCAAGAAGTTGGAAAGCATGATGGCGCAGATCGCGTCGTTGACAGAGCAGGTCGCGCTCCAGAGGAAGCAGCCAAGTGGAACCAACCGGTGAAGATGCCCTGCGCGCGATAGCGCATGGGTGGCTCAAGAAGATCGAACTGGCGCTCAAGCACAAGCGGCCCTTCACGGAGGATGCCCGCGAGGCCATGTCGTTCTTCGACGGCCCGCACAACTGGTTCTGGCGCGACACCTACGCCCGCCACGAGCACGGCTACAACCGCACGATTGCTCCGCCTGCGTTTCGCATGCAGATCAATCGCGTGTTCGAGGCGGTCAAGTTGTTCGGCAGCGTCATCTACCACCGCAATCCGGTGCGCACGGTGTCGCCCACCATGTACCCGTTCGTCTCTCCGGAGACGCTGGGCGTGGTGGACGAGCAGTCGATGATGGCGTACCAGCAGGCTGCGATGGAGACGCAGCAGCGCACGGAGGTGCGTCGTCTCGTGTCGCTTCTGATGGAGCGCTACCTGAACTACACGCCCAACGAACTCGACCTCAAGACGCACAGCCGGCGCGTCGTGGACGAGGGCATCATCAAGGGCATGGGCGTGTGGTGGACGGAACTCGTCACGATTCCGGGCTCCAACTACCGCATCGTCGGGTCGTTCGCCGACAGCGTGGACAACCTTGCGCTCGACCCTGACGCCACCGAGATAGAGGACATTACGTGGTGCGCTCGCCGCTGCGTGCATCCGATCGACGTAGTGGCGCAGAAGTACGGGCTCGACAGGGACCAACTCAAGGGCCACTTGGAGGGCGCGCGTCCGGTCGGTCAGGAAGTGGACGAGCAAATCTTCATGAACGAGGAGCACCCGTATAAGGGTCGCCGCGTCGGGAAGAGCAACGAACTCGTCACGTACTGGAAGATTTGGAGCAAGACCGGCATGGGCGACCGTCTCAAGGACGCCCCGAAGGAACTGGTCGGAGCCTTCGACAGCGTCGGAGAGAACTGCTACCTCGTCGTGTGCGAGGGCGTGAACTTCCCGCTGAACATGCCGCCCTCGATGCTGGAGCAGCCGGTCGAAGGCGAGACTGGCGTCCCGGAGGCGCTCTTCCGCGCCGTGCAGTGGCCGATCCCGTTCTGGGCAGAGCCCAACGGGTGGCCGTTCGTGCCGCTCGACTTCCACCGCAAGCCCGGATACGTGTGGCCCATCAGCCACATCAAGCCGGGCATTGGCGAGTTGCGGTTCTTGAACTTCGCGATGTCCTTCTTGGCGCAGCGCGTAGCCGTCAGTTGCGAGACGATGCTTGGCGTCAGCAAGGCTGCGGACCAAGACATCAAAGACCAGATACTCGCGCAGTCGGAGAAGGGCTTCAAGATCGTGGAGATCAGCGAGACGCTGGGGCGCAGCGTCAACGACCTCATCTCCGTGTTCCAGATGCCGGAGGTGTCGCCGGAACTCTGGAAGATCATCCAAGCCGTCACGGACATGTTCGACAAGCGCGTCGGCCTGACGGAACTGGCGTACGCCATGACCAGTTCCCAGATGCGCAGTGCCACAGAAGCCAGCGTGCGGGCAGAGCAACTGTCGGTGCGCCCAGACGACATGGCGAACCGGCTCGAAGACGCCATGAGCCTGCTGGCTCGCCGTGAGGCGTTCGCTGCCCGCTGGCTGCTGGAGCCGCAGGACGTGGAGCCCATTCTTGGCCCGCTCGGCGCGGCCTCGTGGGCGCAGCACGTAGCCACGATGGACCCCGACGCCATTGCCCGTGAGTTCGACTACCGCATCGAGGCTGGCTCGGCGCGCAAGCCGAACAAGGCCACGCGCGTCGAGCAGATGCAGGCGGCGCTCCAGACGCTTGGCCCCATCCTGCAAGGGCTCGTGCCGATGGGCGTCGTGGACCCGCTCAACGCCCTCATCTCGGACTGGGCGGACAGCCTCGATATCGACGCGCGCCCGTACCTCATCCCGCCACCGCCCCCGCCGCAGCCACCCATGCCGCCGGCTGGGCCTCAGGGAGGGCCTCCTCCGGGCCTTCCCGCTCCGCCGCCGCCAGACGCCATGCCGGCCGAAGGGCCGCCTCCTAGCGTGCCTCCGGAGTTGTCTCCATGACGCAGTACCCGCCCGACATCGAGGCCGCAGGGCCGGCCGTGCAGAAGCACTACGAGCGCATGGTGGCGGCAGGCCAGTCGCCCCGTTTCGCGGAAATGTGCGCCCTCCAGCACCCTCCGGGCACGCGAGGAACCGACCGCTCGTTCATGGAGGGCCGCTTGGCGGGCCAGTGGCTGGACGGACTTCCCAAGAAGCAGGCGGAGTGGATGGTCCGCGAGGCGAAGGCCGCAGGCATAAATACATCGGGGCGGTTCTACATGGGCGGGATAGCCGACAAGCGCGGCCACCTCGACCCAGAGGCGTGGGTGGATTCGGCTGGCGACGTGCTGCGGGTAGCCAAGAAGCGCGACTTAGAGGTGCATGGGATCGTTGACTACGTGCCGCCGCAGAAGGGCCCTCCCAAAGAGGTCGACATCAACCCGCGCATTTTGCGAGAGCACGTCAAGAAGGAACTGAAGCAGAACCCTCGCATGCGTCGCGAGGAGGCCGTCGAGAAAGTCAAGGACCGAATCGTCCCGCACTGGAAGAGGAAGAAGTAATGGCGAACAAGATCGAGCGACTCAACTCCGTTACGCCCGCGTACGTGGCGACTGCCAGCGCCAGCACGAGCCCGCGCATCCCGTTCGGCGCTGCGGCCAGCGGCGTTGTGGTTGTGACCGCCGTCAGCGGCTCGCCGACCAAAATCTCGTGGCACGCCGCGCTGGAGCCGGAGGGCACGGCGTACGCCGTCAAGTCGGGAGGCTCCGCCGTCGAGACGACCATTGCGTCCGGCGAGGCATATCCGGTTCCGGACGCACTCGCTGGGGCGTCGTACCTCGTGGCGGTAGTGGATGCCGGCACGGCGACCGTTCGTCTCAGCGTGAAGGGGTGACGCATGCCGGCTGCTCTGGTTCGCTTGCAGGTTCGGTATGACACGGCCGCCAACTGGGCGTCCTCGAACCCCGTGCTGCTTGCCGGAGAGCCTGGCATGGAGACGGATACGGGGCGCGTCAAGTTCGGCAATGGCACGTCGAACTGGGCGGCGCTTCCGTACACCGACGCGGCCGGACTGTCCTCTACGGCCCCGCAGCCGCTAGGGTCGGCGGCCGCAGGCACATCGTCACGGGCTGCTCGCGCAGATCACGTCCACGACCTGCCGACAAGCCTGCTCGTGTCGGCGCTGTCCACGACCGGCAACGTCGTGGTCGGCGGCAACCTGCAAGTCGTCGGCAGTTTCTCGACCGGCTCCACCACGATCAATGCGTCGTCTGTGATCGGCCTGTCGGAGGCTGTGGACGATCGAGTGGCTGCGCTTGTGGTGGCAGGCTCTGGCGTGTCGGTGGCGTACAACGACACCGCAGGAACGCTCACGATCGGCGTGGCGACGCACACGCACGCGATTGCAGACATCACAGGGCTCGTCACGGCGCTTGCAGGCAAGGCGGCCACGACTCACACGCATGTCGTCGGCGATGTGACTGGGCTGTCTGGTGAACTGGCGGCTCGTCCGACCAGCACGATCACCGGTATTACCGGAGCGGTGGCGATCACGAACATCGTCTCGATCTCGCAGGCGAACTATGACTCGCTGTCGCCGAAGAGCCCCACCACGCTGTACGTGATTACCTAATGCCTGTTCGTCTTGGCGCTGCCGCGCAGCAAACATTACGGCTCGGCGCAGCGCCGGTGTCCAAGATGTACTTGGGCGCGTCTTTGGTTTATGGCGCCAGCACGCCGCCGCCTCAAACAAACGACGCGCCGTACAACGTGACCGGCATCGCTGGCGATGCTTCTGTCACGCTGTCGTGGACGATCGCCACCACAAAGCCGGCTCTGACTCACACCGTCCAGCAATCCGGCGATGACGGAGTGACGTGGACAACTTCCGTAGCCACGATTCTTACCGCGTCTACGGCCATAATCAGCGGATTGACAAATGGCACGCGATATCGTTTTCGCGTGGCCTCAGTAACGGCATCTGGGCCAACCGCATACAGCGCCAGCAGCAATCTTATCCAACCACTAGGCACGCCCGGAGTGCCCACCAACGCGCGAGCCGTTCTTGAATCGGGGCAACTTGTCATTTATTGGGATGCGCCCGCAACCACCGGAGGCGCTACTTTAGACGAGTTGTCGTACGTCGTTCAGTTTGGGGTCAACGGCTCCTCGATCACTTGGCAAACAATGGGCTCGCCCGTGTCGTCGCGTTTGTTTACGCCTGCATCGGGATTGGTTTGCGGCTCTGTGTATCGGTTTCGCGTGGCGGCTCAGTCGGCCTTGGCTATATCTTCGTACAGCACTCAAAGCGCTACGTACACCGCCCCGACGTCTGCGCCGGGCGCCGTGCGCAACCTGTCAGCAACGCCGCTTGGTGGAGGCGCCTCGCTAGCGTGGGTTGCTCCTTTAGCGACAGGATGCGCGGCCCCGAGTGCATACCGTATTTGGCATAACACCAATCCGACTGCCGCCAAAACTCTGTGGGGAGATGTTGACGCTTCGTTGACGTCCGCGTCTGTCTCCGGACTGACAAACGGAACTGCGTATTACCTGTACGTCGCCGGCGTGAATACCGCAGGCGCGGGGCCGATCGTGCAAGTCGGCCCAATCACGCCTGCTGGTTCTGGATTGGCCGCGCCGGCAGAGTTGGAGGCATTTGGGACAGCCAACGGCGGCTCAATCTGGCTGTATTGGCTTCCAGTTCCTTCGGCTACGCAATACGTTCTCAACTATTCTGCTGACGGAGGGGTAACGTGGTCGCCAGATCACGTCCTTCCAGCGCAAGCGCCTCTGGCTATTCCGGGCTACTCTCACGAGTATTATCGTTACGCATACCTTCCCGGTAATACGTATCGCGTCCGCGTCAAGGCGCGCGGAATCGTGGGCGCCGAAGGGCCATACGCTTACGTCACCTCAACGCGCGTGACAGATTATGACCCAGTCGTCGTGGCGCGCATCACGCACGGCTCTACAGCGACTCGTCTGGAATACTATCCGGCTGCGTCTCCGTCGGGCGCTCCGGCAACCAACTACGTCGTGCAATATCGCACGGCGACAGTCAATGCAAACGGCACGTATTCTGCCACTGGGTCATGGATCACGGTGGACAAAGACGACCACACGACGACCTACTACACAATCACGGGACTGCAAGCAGCGCAGGCGTATCTTTTTCGCGTAGCGGCGGAAGGCTCTGCCGGTATTGGCCCGTTTCACTACCCGCGCGGTGCCGTCACGGTCAACTCGCTTGCTGCGATGCCGAACAACGTCACGTCGCCGTCTGGCGCGTTCCTTGTCAATGCTCCGGCCGGATGGTCGCAGCCAACAAACAATGATCCGTACGCCGCAGGTAGATGGTTCTCGTTTACACGTCCGGGCATCATTACCTTCACTGTCACAACTGGCGTCACAGACGCGATGGTGATTGCGTACAATACCAGCGGCGAACAACTCGGGATAGTAACTCAGTCTTCAGGCACAAGTCAGTCGCACCGGCTGTGTTTCTTTGCGTCTCCGGGAACGCGCTACGTTGTGCATCACGGCGGCGTGGAGTTGACGGTACAGTCGCTTGTTGTGGCTGGCGGCGTCATGCGCGTCGTCGATTACACGGTCGGCAGCACACCAGACGCCACGCCCTTTTTTCTGTCGCCAGCGTGGCCGGCGAACAGCCGCTCGCAGAACACTCTACATCTTGCGCTGGGCGCGCTGACTGGCGTGGCAGGCAACTCAGACGACGTGTGGATTCAGGCCACCGCACAAGGCTATTTGACCATCGCAATCGCGTCCACAGGCACAACACCCAATCACATGGTGTGGCGCGGAACCGCCTCCGTGCCGCGCGATCAACTTGTGGGATTTGACGACAAGGCGGCAGTGTACGTAATCCAAAATGTCGGAGTCGGAGACCGGATCACAATTAGCGGACAGACGGGCTCGCAGCCGTCCAACATGAGCATTAGCGTGCGGTTTTCTCCGGAGCCGTGCGTAAATCTGCCGCCTGTCAACAATTGGCCGTGATGTCCAGCACCTCCCGGCTGACGGACATAAACCAGTAGCCCGATATTTTGCGAGGAACGCATGTATTACGCAGCCCAAGACGTTGTCGAATATCTGATGAACACGACCGGCGGCGGGGCGCAGGACGCCGAACACCGCCTCCTCCGGGCGGCCGTCCACCATGCCTACCGCGACGTGTACCACGCCAAAGACTGGCTGTGGCACGTCACAGAAACGACCCTTCCGGCGGCCATCGCCGATTCTGGCGGGAAGCAGTTCCTGCTGCCGGCGGACCTCAACAACGTGGACGCGCTTATCCCGCCGGACCCGTCGATCGTCACTGCCTACATCACGCCGTCCGAATGGCGGCGATACGAGAACCAAGCCGTTGGCAGCGGCGAGCCGATCTACTGGACGGTTTCGCGCTCGACCGCGCACGCCGACCGCTGGAAGATCATGGTGGCCGGCACCTTCCCTGCCGCGCCGGCCGGCAGCAACTACTACATCACGTACCGTCGCCGGCCGATGCCGCTGCGCTTCATGGGCTATGAGTCCATCTGCCGCAACGGCTCGCTCAATGCGACGAGCGCTCCCGGAGCCGTCAAGCGGTACGGGACAAGCGCCAACTACCCAGAAGGCCTGTCGGGCGTGTATCCGTACACGGCACAGGAGATTCTGGGTCTCGCCGGCAGCATGGTCGGCACGGCCCCGCAGGGCGCGAAGACGGTCGTCAGCGATTACCTCGACGTGTCCGAAAACATGTTCACGGCGCTTCTGAGCGCTGCTGAAGTGTGGGCGGCGCGCCTGCAAGGCAAGAACGTCGAGGGTGCCGTCGCCGTCTACCAGCGCGACCTGCGCATGGCGATGGAGCAGGATGTGATCGCGCCCATGAGCGGTCGCCGGCTGGGCGTCGATCGGTATCCGGAGAGCGCCGTTGCGCCCTACGCAGGATCGCCGCGCTCGCTGGGCTACTACTCGCCGTCCGCTCCGGATACTGGAGCATGACGCATGAGCAAGGGCGCGTGGGGCGGACTCATAACGAACGCGAGCCCGTTCGCGCTTCCTGTTGGTGCCGCTGTCGAGCAGGTCAATCTGGCGTGTGACATCGCGGGCCAGATTTACACGCGCGGCGGCATGTGGCCCATCGCATTCGCGCCGTCCTCCGGCTCCAGCGCCGGCCTTGTCGACTGCCATCCGTATTCGCGGGACGGCCAGTCTTGGCTGCTGTGTTTGCGGGACGACGGAACGCTCGTGGCCTTGCAGGGGCCTGCGTACGGCGCAGAGCCGGAGCGGCCAATCGAGCCGCAACTGGAGGCCGCCGATGCGGTCAGCGCCAGTTACACGATGCGGTACGTCGTGGACGTGGTCGAGCCGCCGCCAGACCCGCCAACGCCAGACCCGACGCAACTGTACTCGACGCTTCGCGGCGGGCGTGCCACGACCTCATCGTGGTCGTTCGCGGTCAATGCCAACGCGCTGTGCGAAGGCTCCGGGAAACTCAGCGCATTTCGTAGCGGCTCTGCCGGCTCGTCTGTGTACCCGCCCTCCGTCGCTGGATCGGAGTTGTGTGCGCCGTGATTTCTGATCGTTTTTCCGCCGACTACCCAGTGTCTATGGCACAGAGCCGTCATGGCGAGGTCATCGTCGTGCAGGGACATGGCGTGCGGCCCGCGCGATGGGACGGCGCTGGCGTTGCGATCGACGCCGGCATGGATGCGCCGACAGCGGCGCCGCAGGTCACGGCTGACTCGGCCAACGCCTTTTACGTGGCCCGCGTGGATGTGCAGCAGCCCGGAGCCGTGTACTACTCGCCGCCGGAGGTGACTTTCTCCACGCCCTCTGATGTGGCGCCTGACAGATTCCGGAGCGCGTCGGCCGCTGCCTATCTGTCGCAGGCGGCAGTAAGCGAAGTGCTGGTCAAGAATGGCGGGAAGTATTACACGCAGCCGCCATCGGCCGCCTTGAGCGACACGCACGGCAAGGGCGCCGTGCTGGAGGCAGTGCTCGATGTGCCTGAGGCTGGCGGCGAGCCACCAGACAACACGCAACTGCGGTACTGGTCGGTAATCGAAGGCCCTCCGTACGAAGACGAGGTGGACTTCCCTCCCCTCTACAAGACGTACTTTCAAACGTGGGGGTGGGTAGACCTGCCGATCGACGCCGACGGATCGTACGAGTACACAGACACTCGATACGCCATCTGCCCAGACAATCCGTCGTCGTTTTCGGTCATCAACGTCAAAATCCCGTACAGCGTGTCGGGTTCGACCGGCACTGGGGCGAAGGCTCGCGTGCGCTTTGGCGGAAATGCGATCACCTGCGAGTGCAACGTCGTTGGTCCCGGACAGACAGTGTGCTTCCAGACCCTTGTTGGCGCGTGGCGCATTGACAGCGTGTCAGCGGCCAAGCGCGGGACTGGTTACAAGAAGAAAGTGACCGTCACGATACAGGCGGCCCAGTCGTGGGACGTCGAGTCGCAGCGCTGGGTTACGGCCAGCAGAGATCGTGACGCGATACTTGAGGCCGAGTCCAACACATCGTCGGCCGCCGCTCCGCGCTACAGCGTCAAAGAGATCAAGATTGTCGAGCCGGGCAGCGGCTATCTCGTCGTGCCGCAGATCAAGATCACGTCCGATTCTGGATTTGGTGCATATGCCACCTGCACGGTCAAGGACGGCAAGATCGACACCGTGACGCTTGAGAACGGTGGCGGCGGCTACAAGGACGCACCGAAAGTTGAGGTGGTGGCCGGAGGAGCGGAGGTGTTTGCGGTTGCTAGGCCGCACCTGCGCGGCAAGTATCAGTGCTACTACCGCTACGTAGACAACACTTCCGAAGACTTGGGCGGCCCGATCCCCAGCAGCCTGTCTCCTGTGACCGAAGTCGACGCCGGCGACGGCACGTCGCGGATCGCATGGACGGCGCCTCCGCCTGTCGGAAGAGCGTCCCACATCGAACTGTGGCGCACGACAGGCAATCAAGCCACCACGCTGTATCGAGTGGCGCGCCTCTCCGTGACAGAGGGGTCCACAGACACTGGCGGAGACAATGGCGGCGGAGGCGACTGCGGCGAGTGGTACTACAAAATGTGGATGCGCGACTCTCCTCCGTGCGACGGCGGCGGCACCAGACCGCCACCGCCCACGTCGGCCATCGTGATTACCCAGCAACCGCAGGCCACTCGATACATCGGCAAAGAGTTCAATCCCTACCCGTACTACCGAGTCACCGTACAGGCGACTGGTCCGGGCACCCTGTCTTATCAGTGGCAGGGGCGCAACCAGAAATTGCTCAACGGCACTACCGTTTCGACACAGTGGACGACCATTCCCGGTGGATACACGCTCGATTGCGAGCGCCCGACGTGCGCCATCCCGTACGTAGCCTCCCGCGCTTTGGACGTGTATCCCGATGGTGGGCTGGGCGGGCGCAGGTCGCTGTTTTCAGAGCACCGCTGCATCGTGTCTAGCAGTACTTCTGGCGTAGCCTCCGTCACGAGCAGCACCATTACGGCCGACCAAATACTGGCGTCCTCCTGACATGCCATTCTACGACGACCTCACTGACGACGAGTTGCGCGACCCCGACCGTCCGGGCTACGCGGCAATGCCGATTGTCCTGCCTAATGGCGACATCAATGCCAATCGTTTTACGCCTCCGCCGGACGACAAGGCGGTCGTCGTGCGATTCCAAGATCGGCACTGGTACGGCGTGGACACCAGCGGCGACGAGCCGAACACGCTGTACTACTCCGAAGTCGATGAGCCGGAGAGCGTCCCCGAGAGCAACCAACTAATCTTGCAGCAGAACGCGAAGGACGCCGACTCCATCACGGCGCTGATTCCGTTCGGCTCGACGCTGCTGGCAATGCAGCACAGGCACGCCTACTCCATCACGTTTGTGCGACAGCCTGTACTCGACGCACAGGTAACGCCCATCGGCTACAGGGGCGCACTGAACCAGCGTTGCTGGGACATTCACGGCGGCGCGTGCTACGTCATGGATCAGTACGGCGTGTACGGCATTGCTCCGACGGGCCAGATCGAGCCGCTGTCCGAAGCGATCGACGACATGTTTACTGGGCGCATCGACTTCGGTAAGTCGAAGTGGTGCTCACTGATCGTGGACCCCAAGCACCGCACGCTGCGATGCTTTGTGGCGTTCCGAGAAGACGAGTCGTCGGGCCGCCCCACGCGCGTCCTGTGCTACTCGCTGGAAACGAAAACGTGGTGGGTCGAGATGTACCCGCAGAGCATCGCAGGCGGGGCGCACGTCTTGCTGACTAACGGCGACTACCGCTGCGTGTATGCGGCGACGGGGGGCGTATACGTCCTCAACGAGGGCAGCGTCGATCTCGGCAGGGGCGCGATCACGTCCGTCACACTTACCGGCTCTGGCAGCGGCTATCGCACGCCACCCAACGTCTATGCGTCGGGCGGCAGCGGCGGAAAGGTGCAGGCCACCATCAACGGCGAGGGGCAGGTGCCCGGCCTGTGGATTATGTCCACCGGCAACGGCTACGCGAGCGGCGACCTGCTGATTGACCCGCCGCCTTCCGGTGGCACGCGCGCGACCGGCACCTTCATTGCGTCTTCGACCACTGCCGACACGCCTCTGTTCCCCACGTACCGGTACAAGAGCGGCAGCGTGTCGTATCTCACGGACGTGCAGGAGCCTGCCGCTGGGTCGGAGATGTCGCGAGCGATCAGCCTGTCGTACGCCCCGCAGCCGTCCGCGTGCGAGTTGTCGATGCGCCTGTACTACAACAACGCCCCGCACCCACGCCCCAACGTAGCGGCCCGTGATCGCGGGACAGGCTTTGCGCACGATGTTGTGGATGCTGCGGCGCGCCTCGATATGGGGCGCTTCACAACGGAGTTCGGAGCGGACACTGGAGTATCGAGAGCCCTATACGCCGGCCGTACAATGGACGACGTAAACTCGTCGGATCGGAGCGTCGCCGTAGAGTTGGTCGGCGCGCGCAAGAACCACGATCCCGTCGTGCTTTACGCGCTCAACATTTACGGCATCGGCGATGCTTGACGCAGACAAGACAGGACAGTTGGCGGACGCCCTGCGCGCAGCCGGCATGGCTCCTGACGCCGCGAATCGCGTGGCGCAGATTCTCGGTGCCATCGGCGTCAGCGAGAAGGTGTCTCCGCAGCAGGTAGACACCACGCCGCAGTCGATGCGGTACGTCACGCGCGGCGTGCGCAAGCACGAACTGACCAACTTCGACTACCGCGACGACGACCCGTACTACCGCAAGCCGCGCGGCAACACCAGCGAAAACCGCACGCGGCCCGAGCAGCCATCGACGTTGCGGACGCCGCAGGCCCCGCAGCAGACAGAGACGCCCTTCAATGTGGCAGGCGGCTCCTTCACCACGTCCGTCACTCGCGGCGACCAGATCGCGGTCGGGCTCAACATCAAGGGCCCCGACCGATCCATCGCGACGGTGGACGGCACCGCGAACGCCATCATTGGCAAGCGCGTGCGCGCCGAGACGGACGCTTCCGGCCTGCGATTCTTTGTGGAAGAGAATGCGCAGGAGTTGGTTTGGAAACTCCAGTTTTTTGCGGGAGGAGAGTCTGGGCTGTGGGTGGTCACGGACGTGCGCCTCACGGATCGCGGTCTGGTTGTCACTAAAACTCGCGTAGCCGCAATCGGCAGCGGCGAGGAGGAGGAGACTGTCATCTCCACAGTCTCCTGTTAGCGCATGCCGCTGGCTGTCTCGGGCACTTCTTTGCTAAAGGTGGGCGATTCTCTCGCGGCAGGTTGCTGTTGCGGCGAGAACGATCCTCTTACCGGCGACTGGTGGTGCCTTTACGGTAATTGCATCCAGTCCGAACTGGCTCCCGACGGCCCATGGGTCGGTCGCTACGTGTCTCGCGAGGCGTGCGAGCGCCGCTGCCTTGACACGTTTGACTGCGGCTGCTGCTCGTCGCCGAACCCGATCACGGGCGCATGCGAGGAGTGCGAGGAGTCTTGTCGCACACTCGACGGGGAGAATTGCGACGGGGATTTGTGCGGCGCGTTTGGCACAGGCACGGACGATGCGTGCGGGTGCGACAAGTATCCGTCGTGCGCAGAAGGCGACTGCGGCTGCTGCATGGATTGCACAAGCGAGGAGGCAGAAGCCGCCGGCCGCTGTGTTCCGTGCCCGGACGACACCATCTGCATTGACCGAGACGGCAGCGGATTCAACTGCGAGTGCGTTCCGCTTGAGATGTGCGAAGCGTTTCCGGCTCTGTGCCCTGACAGGAAGCCGACAGGATGGGGGTACTCGTGCTCGCGCAACTTGTGCGGCGACGGCGATTGCCGGCTTGTTCGCGGAGGCCGGTACGCGACGAAGTGGCAATGCGAGAAAGCGTGCCGCGACAAGATTGAGCCCGACTGCGCATTGACTCCTCTTGGGGAAACGCGCGGCTCGCTCGGCACGGTTTTTTGGTCGGACTTCCACTACTCTGTGCAGTCCGCCAAGTCCTCGCTGTGCCTCAAATTCGACTCGCGCGGCAATCCGGGCAAAGGTCTTTTCCGGATACTGCTCAAGGCGCCAATGCTCGATCGGCAGTGCCGCGTCGTCGCGTCCAGCATCGTCATGCGCGACACAGGATGGAGGTGTACGGCTGATCCATGCGTCGACTGCAAGCAGTGCTCGAAGACTCCGGGCCTTAGCGATGAGTGCAAGAAACTAGACCCATCTGCTCCGTACTGCTGCAACGGCTTCTGCCAGCCGACGCCGTGCAAGTGCGACAAGTGCGACAAACAGCGCTCCAAAGAATGCGGAGCCAAAGACGGCGGTTTCAAGTGGACAAAACCTCGCGGGGTCACGTCGTTTACCGTTCGCGTACTCTACGACAAGAACTGCGCGCCCCCAAAGGTATGCTGGGACATCTCGTGCCCTGACTGCCCCGATACGCGCGCCTTGAGTCAAGAGTGCGACCCAGACGGACCCGGCCAATGTTGCATCCCGCCGACTGAGCCGTGCGGAGAATGGTCGTGTGAGGTGCTGTGTGTCCGCGATTGCGAGAAAAAGAAAGGCAAGTTTTCTACGCCAGCAGACCCCTGCAAGCCGGAGGGGGTGTGCTGCACTTACGCAACGTGCAAGCCTGAGTGCGCGGCATACGGATACGGCAGCGCATGCCCCGCTCCCTGCTGTTGCGACCCGCAGAATTCCGCTTGTTTTTTACCGCCACCCAACGCCACCTGCGAAGAAGTGGACTATCCGCCCTGCTGCCTGCCGCAAGCAGGCGGGTGCATTCCGAACGTGCTACCCGAGTTGTGCGAAGCGTTAGGCGGGACGTCAATGCTCGAGGGCGGCATATCGTGCCGACCCGGCTTGTGTTGCCCAGTCAACGGGGCCAACGACTGTGCGCCCGGCAGTACCTGTTGCGGCACATTCACCCCTCCTAACACCTATTCATTCTCGTGTTGTGAAGACACCAAGTGTTGCGTGAACGGCCAATGCGTGGACGACGATAACGCAGCATGCCCCGCATGCCATCAGCGCGTAGGCACCCACTGCAACACTGTGTGTAAGCCGTGTGAGCAAATAGGCAAAACGTGTTGCAACGGCAAGTGCGAAGAGCCGCCTTGTTGCGGCCCGACGCAAAACAAATGTGGCGCGACTTGCTGCAACGCTAACCAAACCTGCGTTGGCGGGCAGTGCGTCGGGCAACAGTGCGCCACTGACGCCGACTGCGGCTACTACGTTGAGTGGTGGACTTGTGGAGAAGCGGTTTCGCGCGAAACCTCTAGTCCATGTTCGTCGTGGTGTAATCCGCCAAACCATCCTGTCGAGTGCGGCGCTGATTGCTGGTCGTGTGGAGGATTCTCGCTTCAATCTGCCTACGGGTGGTGCGGGTGCTGCCCGGAACCTCCAGATTGTTCTGCCGCGCCGGAAGGGTACGCGCTGCCTCCGGCCAACCCTCCCGCCAATTTGATGAGTGGAGCATGGCCTCCCAATCGGTTCAACCCCACGTATAAATGCAAACTGATGGGTCGCACGTTTTACGCGACGGCGTCGAACCCGCTGCCTCCCGCTGGGTCTTCGTTGTCTGTGCCATCCGGATGTCTTGATGGCAACGGGGAATTGTCGGTCAACAACAACGTAGAGTTTCTTGAAAGGTCCGCAGCGGCCGCCGGTATTCTGTGCGCTACAATATCGGCCACAGACGTTCGGTGCAACGGATATCCGGGACCAACAAAGTCCGCGTGTCAGTGGCACGGGTTTAGCCACTGCGCTGCTTTCGCCGTCAAACGCTTTTGCTGCGATGGGCAATGCCGCGAACAGCCGTGTAACGTGAATCCACTGCCATGATTACTTGCCACAAACAGTTCTTTTTGGACCGCTGCGCACAGCGTGGAGTCGATCCGGAAAAAGCAGATACATGCGTCGTGGTCAAAGACGGCGACATGTGGACGATAGACGAGGAACACGACGCTTATCCTCGCGGAAATGGCGCCCCAGACCCGCACCTTCCGGACCTATCGAGTGCCGTCGAGGCACTGTACGCTCAACAGATGGCTTCACATGGCCCGCCGGCTGACGTTGCTGGCGAATCACCACTACCAGCAGGCTTGCGTATGCCCGCCAACTCCGTTCGCCTTCCGCATCACGTCGTCGTGGCCGCTGCCGTGCAGCAGCCGCCCGAGTTCTTGCGCGACCTCATGGAGGCGTCCACTCAAGCGACCGACGAATCCGGAACGGCCAAGTTTTTTGAATTGACTACGTCCAACTATCGACGGCTGCGGGCGAAATACGGCGAATTGGTGCAGCCAGCCGGATTTGGGGCGCCAGAACAAACGGCCGCAGAGCCGGCGCCAACTGGTCCCGGAACGCAACTGAAGGCGCTGCTGTCGCTCATCGGCATTACGTCTTCTCCCAACTGCTCGTGCAACGCACGGGCCAAGCAGATGGACGAGTGGGGCCCAGACGAGTGCGAAAAGCGCATGCCGGAGATCGTGACGTGGCTTGGCGAGGAGGCCAAGCGGCGCGGCCTGCCGTTCGTGCGGTTGGCCGGCGAGCAAATCGTCAAGATGGCTATCCGGCGAGCCAGAAAGGCCGCCGCGAGCGCGGGTTAGCCGGGACATAAATCCCCTTGAGGGGTTTATGCCTGCACAGTCCTACAAAGCGCCATCCGCCTCCGCGTCGTCGTCGGCGTCTGACACGTACGAATACGACGGCATGGACGACCTCCTGCGCAAGCGGGACGAGGCGTCTGCCCTCGCATCGCAGAAGCAGGCGGCCCTCTACAAGGGCGACATCGCCGGCTCGCTGTCCGCAAGCGCGCGCATTCGCGGGCTCATGGACGCCATCGCCGCCTACGAATCGGGACAAGTCCCGCTGTCCCGCGTCCGCAGCCGCTCGCGCAGCACAAGCATGGACATCGACGGCCCGCAGTTGTCCATGAGCGAAGACCCGCCCCCGTACTCCATGTCCACCAAAAAGCGCGAAGAGCAGGAGAAGGTATGAGCAATTGGAATGAGTACAACGACGCGCTCCGGCGTCGCAATGACTTTGCGCGCAGTGTAGGCGCTGGCTACGACGCGGCCGGCCGCATGACTTTCAGCGGCAACGGCTTCTTGGGCGCGTCTCCGGCGGCCGTTGACAAGACGCGCGAGGAACTTGCCAAGCACGAGACGGACCTTGTCGACGAGCAGAACAAGTTGGCGCAGTCCAACATGCTGCAAGCGCAGCAGGAGAACCAGTGGCAGGCCGCCCACGAGCGCAACCTGCAAGCCGCCGAGCAGATGCGCCGCAATCAAGAGACGATGGGGCAGCAGGAGAACGCGCGGCAGAAATACAACGTGCTCTCCGGCCTTCTGTCGCGCGCCATGCCCGGAGCAGCCGCCTCCACCACCGTCCGGAACTGGTGATGTACCCGACTGCCGTTGGCTTCAATCCATCCAATCGCCTGCTCGCTGGCCTGAGTCGCAAGGGCGACGCAGGTGCGGCTGCGTACGGTCAGGCTATGGCCGGAGCCACCGGCCTCAACATGGATCGCGCGCAGCAGAACCAAAAGTTGGCGGTCGAGCAGATGCAGCAAGACAGCCAGCAGCGCATGCTCGCCAACCAGAACCAGACCAAGCAAGCCAGCAACATGTCGCGTGAGTTCATTGCTCGCGGCGACATGCGCAATCGCGGGCTCACGCAGGACATCGGCTTCTCCTACGACTCGGCCGCACAGCAGCAGCGCCAGCAGACGCAGTTCCAGCAGATGCTCCTCAACGCCGTAGCGAGGATGTTCTGATGGCGATCGGCGCTGACATGAGCCTGCGCCCCAATCTCGGGGCAATGAAGCCGCCACTTGCGCCGAAGCCGGCCGCCAAGCCGATGAGCGTTCCATCGTTCGCTCCGGCGCCGACGATGATTCCCGACGGTGCCGTGCAGGACATGGTCAACAACCAGTTGGCCGCCGCAGCCGGCTCCGGCAGGGCAGCGCTCGCAGCCGGCGACCGTGCGGGCGTGTCTCGTGGCGCTGGGCAGCAGCGCGTGGCGGATATGGCAGAGGCGACGGCCGACGTGACGGCTCGCTCTGGCGCCGCCCAGACGGAGATGGGTGCCGCCGCAGCCAATGCGAATGCGCGCTCCGCGTTTGACAACGCTATGCGCAACGAGCAGTTGCAGAACACGGGCCTGCTGGAGCAACTCCGCAGCAACGTCGAGCAGGAAAAGATCGCCAAGACCGGCTGGCAGCAGAACCTGCGCGAGGCAATGCGGCGCGGCCAGTTCTCGCTGACATCGGGAGCGCAGTTGGACTACGGCCCTCTCTACCAAGCACTGTTCCAGAACCTCTTCTCATAGGTGACGCATGGACGGCATCGAGATCGACTTTGACGACCTCCCACCGAAGGTGCTCCGCAAGATGCTGCGAGCCGCGATGGCGAAGCGCGACCAGCCGCGCGACGAGGAAGAGGACGACAAGGCGGACGACGAGCGCGATCAACTCGCCATGCTGCACGACGAGATGAAGACCGGCGGCTCGTCGGAAGAAGAGCAGGAAGACGACGAAGAGGACTCGTCGGCCGAAGAGATGATCGCGCCGGAGAAGGCCGCCAAGAAGAAAGCCAAGAAGCCGTCGCCGCAAGAGTGACCACGCACCAGTCAAGGAAGACACATGGGACGGTTTGGCACAAGCAGCACCCGCAATCTGATTCAGCAGGTCAACGACGCGCGCGCTGCCGCCGGTGCCCCTGCGCCAGCGCCGCGTCCTCGCGTCGCTCCTCCCGCGCCAGCAGTGCAGCCCGTGATGCGTTCGCAGGTCGATGCGATTCTCGCAAAGATCGAGAGTTTCGGCGAGGATAGCCTCACTGCACCAGAGCGCGCGCTCCTGCGGCGTGCCGACATGGCCGGCGCCGTCGTTGACGACGCTGCCCCGCCCGTCGTGCGTCAGGTCACGGACGGTGAGATTCTGCCGTTCGCCGAAGTCGATGGAGCGCTGGTGGCGGACGACGGCGTCGCTATCCGCATGGCGGAAGTCGATGGCGATCGAGTCTGGATTCGCGCTGACGGCCGAATCACCGACCAAGACGGCCGCGTGATCGGCGACGTGTCCGACAACCCGCAGGTTGCCTCGATCTTCGATGGCCCGTCCGACCTCGACAATTCGGCGATTGATTTGGACAGTCCGGCCACGACCCTTCGCCCGAACCGTGCCAACGAAGACAAGATCGGCCTGCTCGCCAGTCGCATTCGGCAGGCGACGATGGACTCTGATGTGTCGCGTCTGGAGGGCGTGGCTGGCCTGCGACAGTTGCAGGCCGCCGTAAGCAAGTTGTCTCCAGAAGACCTCCAAGACCTTCTTAGTCGCAGCGAACTAAGCCGATACGTGTCGCCGCAGGCGTCCGATGCGGTGCGAGCGGAAGCGGCTGCGGAAGCCCAGCGGCGCCTCGACACGCTTTCGCAGATGGCGGAGCGCGTGCGGCGTGACCCGAGCGCGCTTGGCACCGACAAGATCAACCGCAATCGCGCGCTCGCGACGCCGGCTCCTGCGCGTCAGGCGGAGGGCACAGCAGAGGCCGTTGCAGCCGCCAACTCACTGCTTGCTGCACGCGAGGCGGCGATCCCACAGGGCGACTGGGGCGCTCTGGCGGCTCAATTCAACGCCGCACCT